GTACAGCGCCTACTTGGACAGAAGTTGACACAGCTGCATAAATTTTATAAAATAAACGTTATAAGGAATTTAAAAATATGGCAAACTCAACATCAGCTAATTTAAAATTAACTGTACAAGCAACTGGTGAAAACTCAGGAACTTGGGGACAGATTACAAATACAAACTTATTAATTCTTGAACAAGCTATTGGTGGTTATGATGCGTTCAACGTAACTAATGCTAGTAGAGCTTTAACTTTTACAAATGGTGCAGTATCAAATGGTAAGAACGAAGTTATTAAATTAACTGGTACACTTGAAGCAAACGTAAACGTTACTATTCCAGATTCAATTGAAAAAACTTACACAGTTCAAGATGCTTGCGATCATGCAGGTTTCACTTTAACTTTTAAAACTACTTCTGGTTCAGGTGTTCTTTTATGTGAAGGACATACTTATCAGTTATGGTCAGATGGTACAAATGTATACAAAGGTTCTGAAGAAAAAGTATGGAGAGCAATTACTTCAGCTGAAACTGTACAAACAGGTGCACAAATTTTAGCAAATACAAATGGCGGAGCATTTACAATTACACTTCCTGCTTCTCCAAGTGCAGGTGATGAAGTTTCATTTATTGACCAAGGATACGATTTCAATACAAACGCATTGACTGTTGGAAGAAACGGATCTAATATAGCAAACAGTGCAGCTGACTTAGTTGTTAATACACAAGGTGCTGGTTTTACTTTAGTATATTCTGGAGACGCTACAACAGGTTGGACTTATAGGGAGAAATAGAATATGGCAAATTACGAAGCAACTAAATACGATTTTGACGGTGGTAATCTTACAGGTATTGAAGGTATCCCAACAGCAACAATTGTACCGTGGTCAGATTCTTCTATACCAACAGGTTTTTTAGAATGTGATGGTGCTGCAGTTTCAAGATCAACGTATGCGGATTTATTTGCAATCGTTGGTACAACTTATGGATCAGGTGATGGTTCAACAACTTTCAACGTACCTGACTTACAAGATAACGTAGCAGTTGGAAAATCAGGAACTAAAAACTTAGCTTCAACTGGTGGGGCAAATACTGTAACTCCAACTGGAAACGTTGCTGGTTCAACAGCTAATGCTAGTTTATCAACACCACAACTTGCATCTCACTCACACGCTGTCGCTGGACAAACTGCTCCAAATGGAACAGCAGGTTCTTTTCAACCGAATAATCATTTAAATAACGGTCTTGTAAGTACTCAAAATACAGGTAGTGGTGGTGGACATTCTCATAATATGAGTGCAAACTTTGCAGGTGATGCTAATTCAGTCATTCAACCATATTTAACAGTAATTTATTTAATTAAAACTTAGGAGATAAAATGGCATCTAAAGGAAATTGGACAATAATATTTGAAGACAAGGCAATAATTAAAAATTATGCAGAAGGTGCTTCTGAAGGTGTTGGTTACAAAATTAATGATGATGCATTTTGGAATGACCCTAAATTTTCAAATATTTGGGCAATTCAATATGGAACTTCAGTCACTTCAGATGAAGTAGAATATAGAGACACAACACCTCATACAAGTTTTGCAGAAGCTAATATTGGTGATATTAGTCAATTTAGTAGTAGATGGGATTCAGCTCATTTAGCTCAATTACAAGCTGAATGGGATAATAATACTACTGAAGGTGAAGAAACAGAGTCTGAAAAAATTACTAGATTAGGTGCAAGACCTACTTCTTACACTTCTTCATAATTTTCTACAAACAAAGTAGAAGTATATCTTTTTAAATTTGGTACTTTAATTGCATGCTGTGAATGGACTTTATTAGAAGGAAATAATATTGCTCTATTTTCTCTAAAACCAACATGCATATCTAAATCACATTTAGTTTCATCACCGTAGTAAAATACAGTTCCATTGGTTAAAGCAGTTGGGCCACTTAGCATCAGTAGTATATTTATACTCTGTGGGGAAGGAAGATCTATATGCGGTTTAAAATAATCATAATTTCTAATATCAATACCAGAATTTAAATTAATTTTTTTTATTTTTATTTTGAATTTTAATTCAGATTGTTTTTTAAACATTTCTAATAATTTAGGTTCATTGTTTAAATAAAATCTACTTCCATAATAGTATTTTTCACTTTTTTCTGGAGCATCATCAAAATAACACGGAGTATAAAAAGCACTGTTTTTAGCAAAATATTGAAAATGTTCTAAATCTTTTTTTTGAAAAAAATCATCTATTATTTTAATCATAATTTTAACATGGTCTTACCATCATCCAAGAAGTCAAAATATATTTTTCACCAGATAAAGGTGGATTACCTCTATGAACATATGGCATTCCAGCAGGCCAAATAACAATTCTACCTGTTTTAGGTTTTACTCTTTTTGAAAAATGTAAAAATTCTGTTTCTCCTCCTTCTTCTACATCATTTAAATAAACAGAAAAAACAAAAGCTCTAGCTTCATAAAGGAAACCATCACTGTGTTCTATATGCCACATGTGATATCCTTCTGTAGGTAAAGTTTTTTGAATTTTTAAAGTAGTATAAAAGAAAGGCTTATTACTATAAGCGGCATTAGCTCCTGTGTGTTCACAATAATGTTTCCATGCCATATCAAAATTTAAAATTAAAGATTTTAAATTTTCCCACCAAGTATCAAAATTATTTTTTTCTGCAAAAAATTGTTTGTCTTTTTTTTCTAAAATAGACGATTGTTCAAAGTTCTTTCTATTAATTGTATTATGAAATTTATTTTGTTCTTCATATAATTGAATAGCCTTATTACATTCTTCTTTTGTAATATAGTTGTCATACACTCCTATGAAGTCTGTTATATTTGCTGTTTTTTTAATCATTTAATTTCATACATGTAAAAAACAATTAATTGAATATCTTGCTCCTTTTGTAATAGGGTCTGTACCATGAATCCAAATGGGTTCTGCAGGGAAAATCATAGCATCTCCTGTTTTAAAAGAGTGTTTAATTTGGCCATCAAAAAATCTAAATTCACCACCTTCGTAATCTTCATTTAAATTTAATGTACAGGAAGCTCTTGAATCTGCTGTTACATCAGAATGGTCTTTTATAAATTGTCCTTTTGCATATTTTAATATGCGTACATTATCAGATTGAGATATAAGTTTTGAATCAAATGTAGGACATATATTTTTTTGAATATATAATACATAATTAGTTATCATTATAGATATATATCTTTTAGCTAATTCTAAAGGTTTAATAAAATTTTTATCTTCTAAAGATAATTTAGTTAGATTCATACATTTATAATTATCTTCTTCTTGTTTTTTAGTTTTAAATTTATAGCTATTTTCAAAATATGTATGTTTAGAATTATTTTCATAAACATTTATAAAATAATCACACACATCTTTAGATACAAGTTTATCTACATGAAATTTAAGATCCGTTATTTTTATGTTTTTAATCATTTAATAGTTGTGCTTTTTCTTTTTGACTTTCATCTAATGTTTTATCATTTTTCTCTAATTTTTTTAATGTAACTTTATTTGGTTTCCACTCTTCCTTATTGACTACGTCTCCACCTCTTTTAGATTTTGTTTGAAAGATTACAATATAGCTACCGTCATAAACCTTTAATTTTTCTTTCCACCAATCAGGTTCTTTAATGGTATAGTGTGCATTTTTACCATTAGTTAAAATTTGTTTAGCAGGATAACAAGTGATAGTTAAAAATACTTTATTACTATATGTAAACATATCTTTTAATACTTCATCAACTTTATCTTCTTGAACATGTTCCATAACATCAATACATAAAACTAAATCATATTGACCAGTAGGTTTATTTGAAAATTGAGCAACAGCGGGATCGTATGGAGTTATATTTACACCCATTGGAGATCCTGGAACTTTTCTATTATTAAATAAAATAGAATGAAATTTTGCTTTACCACAACCGTAATCTAAAATGGTTTTAATATTATTTTCTTTTATCAAATTAAAAATTTGATGTTTATATTCTGCCAATGCTTCACCAATCCAATTGTCTTGGTTTATGGCATGAAATTTAGTTGCTTCTGTTAATGATTCATACATAATTATTTCTTTATGGTGTATATAAGTAATTTATATTACTATTTTGTAAAGTCAATAAGGCATCATTAAATGTTTCAACTATTGGATATCCGTTTAGATTAAAAGACGTATTTAATAATATTGGCACACCTGTTTTTTCATAAAATGATTTTATTAAATCATAATAATTAGGATTTTGTTCTCGTTTTAAGGTTTGAAATCTACAGGTATTGTCTGCATGAACACATGCAGGAACTTCATCAATTGCTTTTTGTTTAGCATCGATTGCAAAAGTCATATATGGAGATTCATCTAAACCATGCATATCTAAATAATCATTCCTATATTCATATAATATAGTTGCTGCAGTAGGTCTCCACCATTGTCTTCCTTTTATTTTATTTACTATTTCTTTAGCGTTTTTATTTCTAGGATCAAATAACATAGAACGGTTACCTAAAGCTCTAGCTCCCCATTCGGAATGACCTTGAAAAATAGCAACCATTTCTTGATTTAATATTTTCTCTATTGCCTCTTCTTTAGTTTTTAAAATTTTCTTCATAATGATAATATGCTACTCCTATTGCTGTTCCTCCATCATAAGGTATTGGATCTACAAAAAAATTTAATTCTGGAAAGTGTTTTACTAATTTAAAATTATTGGCACAGTTTAAATGATATCCTCCAGATAATATAATATTTTTACAATTACTATAAGATAATGCTTTTTCAATTAATTCAATTCTATCCTGTAAAGTCTCTTCTTGTGCTTTATTAGCAATTTCTAAAACATTTTTATCTAAGTTAGTTTTTTTATCTTTATAAGCAGCTATACCCATTAGCTGTCCTTCTTGATTTTCTTTAAACCCTGCTTCAAGCGTATATCTTAAATATTTATGACCTCCAATTGGTTGATTAGTTAATTTTAAATCAACACCATTTTCTGTTGTTTTAATTTCTTTAACATTATTTTTAAATTCATTAAAATAAGATAAACCTATATTACTAGCAGCTTGGTAAAATTTTTTAATTTTTTTATTATTTATTAAAAAAATAGATTCCATTACTTGAAGACTATAACAAGGTTTAAATATTCTATCACCTCCACCATCGGTTACCAAGACGAGAGCTTTTTTAAATTTACCAAAATAATAACCACACATTGCATGAAAAATATGATGATAGTTATTATAAAATTTAATGTCTTTAGTTTTAACTTGTTTTAAAATATTATCTATATACGCTTTATCAACTAAAACATGCTCTCTAACAAACGAAACAAAAACAACCGCATCAAAAACAATGTTTTTAAATTTTTTTAAAACTTCATATTCATATTCTTCAAGAATAGGATTGGGAGGCTCAAAATGCTTTATCTTATTAAAACGATCTTCTTCATAATATTCTTTTAAAACATCATTTTCAAAATAAGCAAAAGAACAATGATGTGAAATATTAACGCCTAATATTTTTTTCATATATAATTTTTATCTTTATATTCTTTATAGTGTTTATAACACAATTCACTAAATTGAGTCAGTTTTAAAACATCTTTAAAAGTATCAACTTTATAAGCTTCAATACCATCATAACCCATTTCTTTTGCAACTCTAAATCTATAATGACCACAATGTATTTCATCATCTTTAAATATTGCAGGAAATAACAATCCATCTTCTTTCATATATCTACGAACAGTTTCTAAATGCTCTTGATTCCACTCCATTTTATCTTGTAATGAGTCAAAATCTATGTATGATAGACGTTCGGGAAACCAGATTATTCTCGCTTTCATTATATTCATAAGTATTATATAGTAGGTTATATGCTACAAAAACTAAATTTCAAGCC